GCGATGTTATCCGCATCTTCAGGAATACCCGTTGGGTTCCAAGGATATAAATATGACCCATATGTTAACCCCGATGACCAAAGATAACCGAAGGTGATGTCCTCATTATACATTTTATCATATTTTTCACATCCCGTTTCAATGGTTAATGTGCTACCAGTTGGGGCTGGGTATTTTTCTACTGATCTATCGTATATTCTTAAAACAGAGGCAAGTAATCCATAACCAGGTTGACCATACGACATCCATGTTTCCACATCACCCTCAATCATCATGCCCGTTAATTCATTCCAATCCTCATAAGATCTTCTGAACCAAAAAGCATCAATACCTCCAAGTGGTGAGCTGTGTTGTATTCGAACATCCCCAGGTAGATCTGTGGGGGCACTTTCGTCATTAATAAAAAGAGTTGCAGGTGAAAAAGACGTTGTGCCCAGATCAACAGTTGCGGCACCCCAATCGTCTCGATATGAATACATTTGAGCGATATATCTTTCATCTCTAACATCTGGCGGGGTTGGGGTTGTTGTCCCAGTATATAAGTTTGGTAAATCACTGAAGTCCGGGGATGTGGTTCCAGAACATTGTCCGCCCTCATCCCTTGCTGTTTCCCCGGGGAAAATACCATTATATCGATCATCTGGATCACCCAACCAACTATCATCTGTCACCAAATTTCTCCAGTTGGATGGAGCCGAGGAAGTTGGCATCCAACAATAAACATATCCAGCATCACCACCAGGGGTTTGTCCCCCTAATATGAGGGACATTCTAAATTCACCAACACGGCAATAATTGTCAACATATGATGCGTCGGTTGTATATGCGTCATCATCAGTCGAACATTCTTCACAATCAGGATAGATTGTTAATGGAAGTATTTTCGTAAACCTATCTTGCATTCGATAGGCCATATCTTTAAATCTCTCTGAGAGCTTTCTAAATGGTCTTGTACGAAAAATCGTAAAATTATATAACGCCACGCCCACGTTCCATAGGAATGTCCCCAATATTTCCGCAAATTTAATAAGGATGACACCAAAAACAAATTGAACAAATAATATTACTTGAGCTAATAATAACGAAAATTTGGTTCTATTTTTAAAACCAAAATTTGTTGGTAAATAATTTGTTTGTGAGGCACAGTCTTCCTCGGTTGCTGGCCGAATCTGTTTAACACCTAAAAACGCGTCCCTTCTAGCCGATTCATAATGTGTTCCTTGGAAAGATGAAACCGTATATACCTTTCCATATATAAATTTATAAAAATAATCTTGTGGGACACTATCGTAATTTGTCCCCAACATTAAATCTGCCTTATGTTCCTTATCTATTGTACTATAATTTGTGGAATCCAATGTTACATTATCGGGTGTTGGTACAGTAATATAATCTTCGAACACATCAGAAAATTGATACGACGCTAACATATTTTCATGATATTCGTATTTGTCATTATCACCCGATGGGTTAAATTCTCTAATGTTTGGAACGAGATAATTGGCTGTTGAGGTCTTTTGGGATCCGAAATCTAAACTAAATTTAAACCTCGCGACAGTTGTTGTGGGGATCCCCCTATTAGGATCGTTTGTTATTTTTTCTTCTCCGAACTCATCTGTATACACATATTCCAAATTCATCGGAAGTGCCACCATGGCCACACCTTCTGAATCAATAACTTCAGTAACACTAAAATATTCTAATTCGGGATACATTGTTGTGCCGTCAGAACCTAAAACCTGTTTCCCTGTTTGTCGAACACATCCAATTGTCCCACCTAATGTTTGTAAATTACATTTATACCCCGACTTTGCTCTTATCTTTCCATTTCGTTTAACAGCGTCACTAGAATCATCAGTAATTGTCGAGGCTAGTATTAGTGATATTGGCTCAATTACAATCCCCCTATCAGACAAATCGAAATCGGTTCGACTTATTCCGATCTCACAAAGATCTTCGTTTCCCCACAATGGGTAAACTTCAATACTTCTGTCAAATGTGACAATTTGGGGTAATCCATCGATATCCGAGCTTGATTTAAATTGATAAAACCTTTCGAAATCAGCTTCCCCATACCCTTTTTTAAGAAAGTCGTATGGTCTGAGTGAGAAACAACCAATGTCAGATAAATCCAAGTCAACATGTATTGTCTGAACACCAATTGGAACCCCCCAAATCATAAAATCCCCCGCAGAGTTTGTTTTGACAGTGTATTTGTAATAACTCTCAAAAACTTCGAGAACTTCTTCCCGGGTTAAAATGTCTTGTTGGTCAGGGAACGTCCCTGTTGGTGCGTGACCAGAATGTTGTTGTCTTTCTGGTAATAGATTATATCTATAACCATTTTCATCTTTATCATTTATTTCTTGATATGGATATAATGCTGAGATGACTGGATCATCCGCGTCCATACTATCTTGTGGAATGAATATTGAAACCTTTGCGTTTGGAACACCAAATCCATTGTTGGCCGATACACGACCAACAACAACCCCATACTCAGAGCAACTTCCCGACGCAAAAATATCTTTTTGTGAAAATTTTAATGAAAGGATTTCCATGATGTCGAAATTCTGATTAATTTCAACATTAACCCGTTGGTCCCTTCCAATGTTTGTGCTGATTCGATGTTTTTGTATCATATTATATAAATAGAAACTTCCCAGTTTTCTATAAGATACATAAAAAACAAATTAATATGTAGTGGAAGAGAGATTTTTAGTCCTAATTTTTATATCTGTACTAGGAAATCTGATTTGGAATATTTGGTTGGTTTTCATATAAATGGTACTATCTGACTGCAATATTTCTTTAGTCGCGTTGTCCTCATATGATTGAGCTACCTCGGCTGACGAATAATTACCACCTATTTTGTTGAAAACTCGGATATCAACCACGTTAACAACACCCCCAACATTACCAATATTTTTTGATAAATCCCCAACTAATAGTGGGTCACCCATCTTTCTTTTAGTAATGTCAAAAAAGCCTGTAATTTCAGAAATTACGTTCTTCACGATATCGGTTGAATTTTCGTTCTTATTAACGACTAAATCCACCTCTAACCCCATATCTATTACCTCACCACTTTGAATGTCTAAATAATCATTTAACATCCTATAATTTGCAAGATAATTTATGACGTTATTTTTTAATGTATTGGATACCGTGTCAATTAAGTTCCCAGCCTCATCGTAAGACAATAATTTAATTCGAACTTTATTATCTTCTTCCATTACACTTACTTTCGCGGGCGCTCCGTATGTCGATGGCATTGTCTCTACTAATGATTTGTAATCGTTCAACGTGACCGCTCTGTTTTGTGCTGAAAAGTTATATGCAATCATGTTTCTCATTTCTTCGATGGTCGGGGCATCCGCTCCACCAATTGCTGGTGTAACATTAGTTACCCTCATCGATTGACTTGTTTGGTTGTTTACAGACGTATTTGGGCCGTTTACAACGAAATCATAGGAATCCATGGTTGTGATGACGTTAACCCCTATATTCGTGTCTTTACCCCCTCCAACACGATATTTAACGAACAATGTGGTGTTGGGTTTCGGAATTTCACCTAAAGAGGTGTTATTTAAGAAAGTCGCGAGATTAACTTTCATTGAACTTGTCATATAATCATCCAAATTATCCATTGGGTCGACATTTCCAGATCCAAAAGTTAATGAAAAATAACCCTCTGGAGAGTATTCACTATAAAATTTCTTGGTCACCTGTGTATAATCACCCGCTTTATAAGTGTCGCTATCAGAAGCTGCGGTTGGATCTTCGATGAAAACTTTATCTTCGATCAACGATTTAACCTCGTACCACTTATTTTTTGATGACGTAAACTCGTCGTCAGTTGGATTTGCGTTATAACTTGTTCCGTCTTTGTGGATAATTGATGTTACTCCAAGAATGCTTCGTTCTGGTAGATATAATCGTAAAAATGGTTTTTGGTCAGTAGAAGTAATAACTTTTCGATATATACGAGAAATCCCATTAACAACTGGAGCCCTTTTTGTGATCGTATATGATATAAGTTTGTTATTACTATTAAAATTAGGGACTTTTGTTCTATTTGTTGTACCTGAACTATCAAATGGGCTTGAAAAATCTACATCCTCAAGAATTTCAAAAACTTGTCCACCACCAGACACTTGGGATCCCGCCTTTAATATTCCTTCGTACCTCTCATCTTCTTTGTCACCATAAGCGGGTACATTAATACTAAAATCACATAATGCGGTAGATGGTCGGGCTCCGGGTAATCTAATTCCATACGTTTTTGCGATATGGAATAACGACTTTCTTTCTTGGGCAAAATCTAACATCGTTTCTTGCCATACTCGGTCAATGTGGAAATGTAAGTTATCTGATACGGCCGCGTTTAAGTCCAGTAATACGGAATAAATCGACGCATCATTAAAATTGGACACTAAATCGGGATAATATTGTTTTGTCAACTTAACCAATTCATCCCTTAAACTGGCAAAATCCCTTACTCCGTATGATATCTGTTTTGACATGTTAAATGTTTAATATTATAAAATCTGATGTTGAAAATGCACCATTATTAACCGTGTAATCTATTCGTACTTTAGCCGTATATGGTTTTGATGAGGAATCGCCAACCCTAAATAACCTATTGTCCTGTTCTTCCGAAGGTGACATTGGTTCTTCTGGATCATCTTCTGCACTGACGACACTTATTGAATTAATATCTAAATTCGGTATATACTTTCTTACACCCTCACGAATCTCATCTTCAATCTGACCATACGACACTGAGTCGTTTTGTTCGAAAATGAATTCGTA